AAAGCGGGAAGATGGTTGGATGAGAGAGCTGAATTGGCCTTATGTTATTTCGGTGTGTTCGCTCTCTGTTTTGTTTTAATTGTGAACTATATTAATGGAGGAAGTATAGGATGAAAAATTTTGAAATAATCAAAGGCTACTACAGACAGTTTAATCTGAAGAAGGAGCCTAGAACTGAGGCACCTAATGGTGTATCACCTGATGACCAATATATCTTAGCTGGTAGGAGCTACAGATGTCTTGGTAGTGGTAGAGAGCTTGGGTTATTTGCTAACTCTAATGCTACTGAAACTGACAGACTTTCAAAAAAGTATGTTTCTTATGAAGGTGATTCAGTCGAAGGTAGAGCTAAGAGTGCGTTCTTTGATGGTGACATCGTAAGATGGAAGTCAAATGGTAGAATACCTTTCGGTGATATGTTGTTAGATTTTTATCTTTGTGGTTACATTTCTAAGAACCAAATGATTAAGTCAGCTATCTTACAAGAAAAAGGTAATGATGACTTTTGGGCTAACATGACTACTAAAAGATTCAAGTGTAAAGACACTGGTGAATGGATGGTAAGATTTGTACCAAGTGGTAAGTGGTGGGAAGAAGAAGTTGAATATACTAACCAAAGGAGTGTAGCTTAATAAGGAGGAAGAATGAAAAGAAAATATATTAAAAGCGAATACAAAGGGTATCGTGGTTTCGATACAGTAAAAATGTTGCGAATGTGTGAGGACATCATAAAGTTAGTGGTCACAGACCAAGTGCCATCTCTCAAAGAGAAGGGCACTACTATTTCAGAAATGGAGTTCTGCGAGCTTACAGATGCTTTTAACATCATGTTAGATACTGCATTTTTCAGGTTGCCCATTGGAGAAAGACTGAAAATGCTTGATGATTTAGAGGCAGGTAAGATTACACCCTCACAAGCTGAAAGATTAATATATAGAAGTGAGGGTATATTACCACCATCTAAAGAGCCTTTTAGAAACGATATTAAGGAGGAAGGATGAAAAAAGAAATATTAGTAAATTGTGTTATTACTGTAAATAAAAATGGGTGTGATAAATTCTATGATGCTGATATGTTATCAGACTTCAAAACTGCTAGGGAAATATATGACTATTTTTACGACCTCATAAAGGAAGGTGAAATAGAAAGTTTCTATGTGTTAGATTCTTTTCCTGTGATTGTAGGAGGAAGTTATAATTGGGGTAATGTTATTAGGTCTGACATGGGTGCTTTTCTTGATGAAAACTATAAACCTCTTCCAGTAAAATTTGTGGAATAACTTAAAATTAATAAAGGTCAGTAGATTCTATGACTTGTTCACCATACAGGCCGAAAGGCCTGTATTCTTTTTCAGCCTCACATTTTAAAATCTTTTCCAATGCTTGCTCGTTTCTTGCTTGAGCATATTTGATGGATTCATCTGATAGTGTGTAAACCGCATAAGGGTACGGGTCTTTTTTCTCTTGTGCTAAGAATTTAAAACCTTCACATTTGAGATTTGCCGCTTTACAGGCATCAATATATAAAGATGCTTGCATGTGATAGTTGAAGTTGTTAACAGCACGAATAAAGCCACGAGGCGAGGCATCGACACAGGTTTTCAAATCCCATACATATTCATTATCGTACCAATCAAGTCGTGCTTTGAAGGGTTGGTCGTGCCACATAAAACAAATTGTAAGCTCTACCATGTCTGTTGGTTTGGGTACAAACTCTTGGACAACACCTTTTCTTTCCAAACAAGTATTATATAAATCTTGATTTATTACTGTGCGTTCACCTACTGTGTTTAAAAAAGTTTCGTAATCTTCCTTGCCAGCTTTGGTCCTTCTATCTATTTGTGGTTGCACAACAAATTCCTTGTCGAAGTTGTGTTCTTCCAAAAACAAAGTATGTTGCACTCTGCCTTCTAACATTGCAGGTGTTTGCTCAACTTGTTTTTTAAACTTCCATGTGTACGGACATTTAATGACAGCTGTTAGGTCGTGTGACCTGTAAGCTGGTATGGCCGCATAATCTTCGTAAGGGATATTGTCGTAGATGCCAACTTCAAACTTCATTTCTTCTCCTTGAGTTTATCTATATCTTCTTTGGATAAATCGAAACAGTTTAAGTTACCAGCCACAGTTCTGCGTTCACCTTCACCAAAGAACGGATAGACACAATGTTGCATCCAAGATGGGAACATCAAAAACTTACCGACCTCAGGTTTAATGTATCTCGATTGAGATGGTCTTAGTTTCTCAGGGTCGCCTGTTTGGTTAAGACCATAAGTAAAGTTGATGAAACCGTCTATGGCACCTGAATTATTGTAAAGGTCGTAAGACCCTGTATCTTTTGGTTTTGTTATTTGTTCAGGTACTTTAGTCCAACAAGTAAAAGATATGCCCATGTTAGTTAATGTTAGGTGGTCGTGTATTGGGTTGTAGTCACCCTCGTAACTGTGCACAGACCATAGTTTGTCTAAGCCTAATTTTTTTGGTCTGACATTGGTGCCAGTATGTTGGACAAAATGTTGTATGTACTTGATACCTAGATTGACAGCCAAGTTGCGGAAAGGCTTAACCTTATCATGTTCAGGGTCAATGTTAAGTTGCTCACCTTTATTTATTTGACCAACTAAATCATCGCTGGCTGATTTTTTGTCTTTGCTTTTTTGCAAGTCATCAAGGTAGTCGTTTAGGTCCTTGACCATTTCGGTATTCATTTCGTGTTGTAACATCAAAACACTGGGTAGTGAGTAAATGTCGTACTTTGTTTCTTTATTCATAATCTTTCCTCGGGTCATCACCCATAGAGTACCTTGTGTACCAAATAATTTTTTGTTTATCTTTTAGGTGTTCGGCTTGGTCACCTTTTTTGCCTTGTCGCCACTGATACTTAAAAGCATTTATTTCGGCCCACTCTTTGACTCTTTGTTTACCGTAGACAGCAACCATAGCATCGATACACTCAATCTTGTGTTCATCATCGCCCTCACCCATGTAATGTTTGGGCTGGTTGACATCATCATATTTCATAGGCTAAGAGCAACTCCTTATGGGGTAGTTGTACAAGAGAACCACGAAGTTGCTCCACCACCTAATTAGAAAGGTATATCAGGATGTTTCTCGTCATCCTTCGCTAAATCCGCAAGACCACCATTGCTTTGTGCTACAGGTTTATCTGCACCTTGCTCAACAGCCGCCTCATATTCAAAACTTTTTTGTATCTCTTCCTGATGCCATGTCGGTAGACTTTCGAATACATCACACATAGCTTTTGTTTCAGGACTAGAGTTACCATTAAACTCGTCACAATAAACTGACAAATCAAACTTTTGCTTATCGTTTTTAGTTTGCTTATCTTGTTCTATGCCACCATCAGGTCTTTGCAATGATAGTATTTTTGGATTACCACCAGCACCTTTGTCGCTAGGTTCTGTATGTCCAACTTCAATCCTCGCTGTGCAACCCAACAGCTTACCAATGTCAAAACCGTTTAATTCTTCTTCGGTAAAACTTTTGCCTCGCCATGCTTGTAGGTCAATACGCAGTGCCGCATTTTCAAAAAGAGAGGCGGTATATGTTTTAGATACGGCAAATGGTCGCCCATCATCCATATCAACTGCATTGTCAGAGGGGTCTACCGCCTCAGTGATTTCAAAACTAATATGTACTCGTTTTCTTTTATTCTTTTCGCCTTTGTATTCTTGGATAGATTCACCCAAGTCGACAATACGGAAACAAGTACCATGATATACTCCTTTAGCTAACTTTGGTAGGTCAGCATTTCCTTGGTTACTAATTGTTAAACTCATAAATTTCCTCGATAAATGATTGCTAATTTTTATAGCATGTTGTAAATTAAAACACAATCTAATAAATAGAGCAAGAAATAAATGTCACTAAAAATTAAAAAACCACAGAAAAACTTCGACCGTCCTTTATCACATGATTTACAAACACAGTTCACAAACTTCTTATTTGACCATGGATTAGAGCCTGACCCACAAAGAGGTTTGGTAACTGATGGGTCTGTAGGTCGAGCCTTTATGAATGTTGGTGGTCAACGCAAGAAAGTCGGTTGGTATCAATTTTGGGCAGACCAATCTACACCTTTTGGTCGCTTTGGTGATTACAGATTAAGTGCTAACGAACCGCAAGGAACATGGCATCCTGAGAATGGTGCAGGTCGTAGATTGACCAAAGCACACAAAGAAGAGATTGAAAGATTAAGAAAAGAGGCTGAGGTCAAACAAGCTGAGAAGTACAGTAAGG